TTGCCTTGTTAACTAACAGCGGAAACCCTTCAAAAGGAGCTCCTGGCTTAAAGCCTTTAAGATAAAAACCTCCACCCATAGCTGGAATAAAGTTTTGTGCTCGTTCTGTTGCAGGAGCAGCAGCTTTTCGGAATTGTTCTAAAAGAAAATTAGTTTCTTGTTCTCTTATGTTTTCATCTGGCGTTGGTTTTCCAAATAAGTCTGGCATTAGGCTTCCTATTCTAATGGTTTAGTTTGTAATCTTCGTAGTTCCTCAGCTGATACTGCCGCATCTGATTGTTCTCGTATTCTTTCTGCTTCTGTTTTCTTCTTCTTCTTTGTTAAAGAGTTCTTTAGTAACTCCACATCATTATTAGAAATATTACCTACCATCCCTTTCTTCTTTATTAAAGAGTTCTCTACTAAATCCATATCATTATTAGAAGTATTACCTACAATCCCTTTCTTCTTTGTTAAAGAGTTCTTTGGATAGCGGCTCTTAAGTAAATCCATATCCTTATTAGAAATATTACCTACCATCCCTGTTACCGCCGAGCCTGCCCTTCTTCCAGCTTTTGCAGCTTTACTTAGTGCACTGCCCGCACTCAATGCTGCTTCTAATCTAGTTTTCTTTTTTGCCATTAGCTAGCTACCCCTCTCATCTCTCGTAATCTTGAATTTTGTTCATACGCTATAGAAGATCTTTTCAATGAATCAAAACAATTAATTGGTATCACCTTCTTCTTCGCCGCAATTGAAGGCCGACTCATAATCCCATACCTAAAAGCGTCAACAGAGTGATCCCTTCTACCTAGTGGCTCCTCACGAGCATCATTAACATCGGGGCGCCTCTGAGGCTTCCATATATACCCAAGTATCTCCTCTACAAGTTTTTCACACCTAGCAGAGATAAAAACTCTAGGAGAGCCAGTGGTACCAAGAATAGGATGGATATGAGCAGGATCATTATACAAAAACTCACCGACACGATTGAGTCCAGCGCGTAGTGTATTATTGGCCTTAGCCAATCCTCGTAAACCATGTTCATGATATTCATCAGCAGTAGTCCACTCCTTTCCTTCCCTCTCACCTACAGTATTCCATACGCTAGGATCAGTACGATTATAATGAAAAAGCTCCATCTTGAATTTCTCTTTAATTTCTCTGACGTGCTTTGAAATAAGTCCTGAGTCATAATACATATCATATACAAACAAATTAGAATCCTTATCAACATACCACCCAAGAAAACAAGCAGGGTTCGCTTGTCCATGATCGAGTGAGGAGAAGATGTACTTGTACTGTTCTTTGCGAAGAGGTGCTCTAATTTCATAGTCGCAATTTTCATTTGGAAAGACATGGATGTTACGATCGAACTGGGGCCATACTTGGCCCTCTGCAGCATCCCAGCTTCCATCAATATATCTTTTAACCCAGTAATCAGGTTTCCCAGCTGATATCCTATCTACATAACCTTTTGGCAACCAATTGTTGTCGCGAGGTAACGCCTGGATGAACGCAAGGTCATCAGGAAGCCTGCCAGCGAAATGAGGGTCTACGAATCGGCGCTTGAGCCACCCAGGCTCAGGGTTCGATGCATAGAAACAATGAAAAATTGGGTATGTACCATCTGGGAGCTGCCACCTAAGACGACTTTCTAACATGTTTATGTCATCCTCGGCACATTCGCTGGCTTCGTCTACGGCCGCCCATCCCAGTTCCATTGACTTCACACGATCTTTGTTTTCGGAGCCCCCTATACCTCCATATAAAATAGTTGAACCATTTACAAATTCTATAGTCTGATCTGCTTTACGATGGTTAGCCATTATCTTGGTCCCAGACATACGCTCTATCTTTGAGATCAATGCAAGCAAAGTGACAAGCGTGGTTTCTTTAAATGCCTTAGCCTCCTGGCGGCACATGAATCCGCGATTCCCTGGGTAGAGCATTGACAAGCGTGTGCCTTCTGAGGAGATACACCACGATTTACCTCCTCCGACTGCCCCGCCATATAGCTTGTTAAGTTGCGGTGCATCTCTAAATTGCTTTTGTCTAACTGTTGGACCTTTTTCACCATAATATAGATCGTAGTTTTCTGTCATCGTATGTTATCTAATACCCTAGGTGGTTGAGCAAATAACTGTGAAAGCGGTGATCCACTAAACTGCCCTATAGGAGCTGTAGGAGATTGACTTGGTTGTGGCGCCCCCCCTTGCTGTTGTCTAATTTGTATCAACTTTTGTAAGAGTGCATTCTTGTCTGCCCCACCTTGGTTGGCCCCAAACTGGTTCAATTGAGCTAGTGGTGATGCTTCTAGTTGTCCTGATCCGCCCATTATTTCTTCCTCTCTTTGCGTAGTTTACGAGTTAAGAATCCTACTGTTTTGTCTTTTCTAAATTTGTTCTGTGGATAGCCTTTTCTTGGCGGCATTACTTATCCTCCTTGTTGATAGTAATAGTAACAGTCTCCTTATCTTCTTCACCAGCCTTACGCATGTGAGGAGGTACATACATGTTTATGTTTATCTGTGAGGGGCCCCGATCATCTTGCTGCCCAACGCCGCCCCTTTCGAGGATCTCCTTGACTGCCCCTAATCTGATATGTGGGGGGTTGACAGTAAGCTCGGTACCCTCGCCACTTATCGAAGGAACCTCAATCGTCTTTTGAGCCATTTCTTTAAGACCCTCCATCGCTGGTTGGACCATTGCATTAAGCTCAACTTCATATTCTGTTTTCCTTTCATCAAGTAACTCGCGTTCGCGCTTCTTCCACATGGGACTCTTTCTCAAGTACCTCAAGGTCTGCATAGTGATACCATGTAGATCGCAACATTCTTGGAGTCCCCGCCTTCCAAAGATTAAGTCAAGCATTATGTTCTCATTCCTTGCAGCTAGCTCATTCATAGAGCACCCCCACTTTGCTGTTGTAATAATTTCCTTAACAGAGGATTTTGGAACTGTTGTGAACCTATTGGTGTACCACTTGAACCTTGACCTTGAAAAAAGTTTGCTGCAGTTGAACCAATGTCTACTGCATCACCTACAGGCCCTAAAAACTTACTACCTATTTTACCTGCTATGGCTGCTCCTGGTATTGCTCCTAATAACTTTGATCCACCCTTAAAGGTTTTGTTAAAGAAGTCCATTATCTTTTGTCTATTACCAATACCTCTAAATTCCCCACTTAACGGCAAACCCTTATTTTTTGCGACTACGTATGTATTACTATTTACTGACTCCTTTGCCATTATATCAGCTTGTGCTTGGGTTGGTTTCTGATTAAACACATCAAAGGTTATCTCAGGTTTAGTAATAAACCCCCCCATATCTGTAGTTGGTTGCATATTTACAATTCTTATAGCTCCTCCTAGGTCATCAACAAGTTTTTCTGTGCGCCCTATACCTCCCCCTTTAGTTATAAAATCGGCAAAGTCATCATGTGTTTCAACTCCTATATCTATAATGGTACCATCGGTTAGTAAAAACCCATTTTTACCTTCAACAGTATTAGTCACTTTGCCAAACTCTTTTACCTTTTGAATAGTAGTATTCTTAATCTCATCAATAAGTTTATTACCAAGTCTAGCCATTATTTACTATGAGCCTCCAAGCAACTAGTATAATTCACACATTAGAAACCCGCTCCTATTCCACGTTCTGCAAGAACCCTTGGTAGCAATCCTTGTGGGTTCTTTCTGAGCTCTTCAATTTCTGTTAAGATGTTCGCCCCTGTTCCAAGGGGGCCCAGAGCTTTGGTTAATGGGGCCAACCCAGCTAAACCAAAGGCGTACTTAAAAATTCTAGGGTTGTTCTTCATTAAGGTTCTAAACTTATTAGCAATATCTTTCAAACCTTGAATAGGCAACTTTTTTATCCCTTTATTATTAAGTCCAACTTCAAGAGATCGTGCAACATTCTCTAAAGGGTCGCCTGGTATCCTTCGAGCTATTGGTACTACTTCATTAATAAATTTAGTAGCTTCTTTGTCACCCGCAAATGACAATAGTTGGATATTGGTTACTTGTCTGTGTCCTATTTCATGCCTCTTAACATTCTCATAAGCCTCTCGTACTGAGCCAAACCTATCATCTGGTGTTACATCTTTTACCTGACCAAAGAACTGGAAGGGTTGAGTCTGAGCTGCTGTACCGAGCATACTCTG